CCGCTTACGGCAGCCAGTCGGGATTTCCTATCTCAGATTCCGGGCGGTGTCCTCGCCTTCCGATTTCGCTGCTGAGCCAGGGCAGGATCATTCTGTAGGGGTCTGCCTGCATCCCTCGCGCCGCGGACGGCGCCTACACGGGAGAATTCGTTGGCACCTTACGGGTGCCAGTCGTGCAAGCCGTTTGTTCAGGCCGCTCTCGCCTGTTTGATACTGCCGGTTACGGTATCCGGCGCCAGGTGACTGCCTGGCCGTCTGCATTGTCCTACGCCGCCCTTGTCATCGGGCCACATTTAATAGGGTGCGGTAGCTGGCTTTCAACTGCGCCTCTCCGTGGGCTACGACTCACCTCCACCTGTTCGCTTCCTTTGCTCGGTCGCCTGGCCGTGGTCGCCAGCACTGCAAAACTTCACTCCTCCGTTACTCGCCACGGTGGGTTTGGCGCTTGCGTTGTCATTGGTCCGCTCCTTGCGAACCTCTTACGCGGCATGCAGGTGCTTCTGCATGACTTGGCCATCGCTTCCTCAGATCCAAGACCTGACAGGGGGTGCCGTGCTGCGCGCCCTGGGCTGTGCCGTATCGCTGCTGGTTGTTAGAGATCGGTGCACCATGTTGCTGTGCTGTTGGGGTAACAATAACCCCACAGGTTATTTTTATCAAGGTGTTTTATGTTACCTGTGGGGTTATGTGTTGCATTTCTCATACGGAGCGATGAAGAGGCGTAAGAAGGGTGGGGCCTGCTAGGTGTAAAATGCCAACGTCAACTCCTGAAATTTGCCCAAAATGCGTAATGTCTTGATGAGCATTGCTTTTTCACTAGGCCTGAGCGCCTGTGCGACGCAGCCTGTTTCATTTGCAACAGCCAGGCCGGTGGAGCCGAGCAAGGTCATGGATATTGGCGAAGGTCGTGCACAGATACTGGTGAAGCGAGATGCCGGCATGGTCGGTTCTGCCTGCGATACCCGCATATACGTGAATGGAAAGTTGCGCGCCCTGCTAGGGGCCGGCGAGGTTGTCAGGCTGCGGAGCAATCCAGGATCGGTGGTAATTGGCGCCGAACCGAACGGAACGTTTTGTGGTGGCAATCTGAAGGAGGTGGCCGGCGTGGCGGAGGCCGAGCGTGAGGCTCGCTTCCGAGTGCTGATCGACCAGTCTGCCTCTATGTCAGTTGTACAGACAGCAACCGACTGAGGCCGCGCCATGTCATTAATAGCGTGCTATGAGTGCAACAAAGAAATCAGCTCCGAAGCGAGAGCCTGCCCTGGCTGCGGAGCCAACTGGAGACGTATGTGATTTTTAAGAACCGGATTTCAATTTCAGCTTTCTTGTCCTTGAGTTTCCTCGCTCTTTCGGCTTACGCGGTCTCAGGCGGCATCCCGGTGTACCAAGGCCCACTGAAGTGCCAGAAGAAAGAAGTGGATGACCTGTGGTTCGATAGCCGGCTCGGATGCGTGAGGCCTGGGCAGCAGTTCATTTTCGATGCCCGCGGGGCAGGGGAGGCTAGAGAGGGTGTAGCGTATGTTGTAAATGAGCGGCTGTCAGACACTAGCTTAAGGACTGCCAACAATGGCATGCGGCGCTATTACCAGGGCTTCTTGTGTGTGCGAAACGTACCGGCGGATGTGACTCCGATGTCAATGTCAATGGACCTGTACCGGGCGTTTGGTACTGCGGGGACAGTTGCCACGGTTCCGGGCATTGGTTTCATCTCGACGAGCATCTCCGGCGGAGGCCGTGGTGGTTCGTCGGTGATGCCCTGCGACCCAATGAAGCATCCGGTGATCGTCGACTACCGTACCGGCAAGATCGAGTCGGTGAACCCTGAGGCGTTGAAGGCTATCAACGTTTACGAGCTGCCGGAGAGCTGAACCTGCTGGCCCTCTGGGTATTCGCGATGGTGCCCTGGCCTGCAAGTCGAAAGTAATCAAACCAGCGATCAGTCGCAGAGGAGAAGTGTTCCCCACGTGCGTGGGGATGAACTGTGGTATGTGTACCAGCGTGACAAGCCCGAGGCCGGCCACACACTGGCCGACGCCCTGGACTTGGGTGCAACCCCGCTATGGGGCAACAAGGAATCCGCCAAGACCGCCGCGCTCAAGATGGGGCTCAAGACCTGGCGGTATGTGTCCATCTAGTGCGTGTCGATATCCAGTCTCTGCCCCACCACTTGGGTGGTGATGAGCCGGCCGAGGAGAGGACCGGTAAGCCGGTCGGCTGTTGTTCCCCACTGGCGCGGGGATGAACCGCTACTGCGCCAGGCCACGGCCGGATCATCACCGTGTTCCTCACGGACGTGGGGATGAACCACGGCAGATACATGCCCGATTCCTGCCGGAGGCACGTTCCCCACAACGGTGGGGCTGATGGTCACCGTGTCCGTGCTGGACGAAGTTGATGACTACGTTGCGGAAGATATGAGAAGGCGGTATCTCCGTGGTGACACACGAAGCGTAAAAAGCACACACAATGGTGTGTCTTTTTTTCTTATTGTTTTGTAACATCAAGGACAGAACGTAATGAGTGAAGTAGAGTCTGATCCTATCAGTAGCCCCTTGCTGACCGCTTGGCAGTACATTGGACTAAAGGTGTTCAAGTGGATGCTCATAGCTGCGGTTTTGTCATATGGGCTCTATGTCATTAGCCAGTTTGCTGGGAAGCAGAGCACTGCAACTTTGGTATTCAAAGCCATGTTTGAAGCTGGCGGTATTCCATGGCTACTTGGGGCAGGTGGTGTCGGCTATGGAACCTATACTAAACATTCCAAAGGGAAAACTATAAAACAGCGCGATGCGCGCATCAAGAAGCTTGAAGGAAAGATAAAAGACGCTGGCGGAAGTATTGAATAATTTATAAACAATTAGGCAGGAGATATGAAATGGACACATCACATATTTCATATGCAGTTGGCCTTATTTCATTTGCAGGAATTTTGGCTCTATTTTGGGGGCCATGGCAAAGTCTAATAGTAAGTATTATATCTGACAGAATTGAGACGATAAGAGGTCAGTTATTTGACTATGTCACAGATGAGGGCTTGGATCTTAACTCGTCTGGAGTCGCAAGAGCCCTGGAAGCATTGGAAGTCATGAGAGAAGAGGCTAGCTTATTTAGCTCTCTTAAGGGACTAATGTATTTCTTTTCTAAAAGCGAAAAGAATATGAGGGCTGCAAATCAAAACAAAACCATTCATGATGAGATGGACGAACAGTACGAAGCCGCGCACGTGGTTTTCATACAAAAAAAGCTTGATGAGGCTTTTTTTATAATGGTCTCCGGCGGGATTTTGCGATCACTCATTCTTCTGTTGAGTTTTATCCCAGCATCGATTGCAATAGTATTCGAGATGCTTGGGAGAGGACACTCAACAGTCATTAATAACATTAAGAAGACCCCTCCACCATCTAGAGGCTTCATGAGCGGGATGAGTCATTCTCACTAATTCCTTACGAACCCGCCCCAGCGGGTTTTTCTTCGCCTTGACCCCGCCGGCCGCCACAGGCAGACTCATCCCAAGCCCAGACTGAGCCACCCGTTCAGATAAAAACACCTGGAGCCGGCAGACCAGCCCGCCCCGTGCGGGCTTTTTTGCGACTAGCTATCCTGGAGTCCTCGCAGATGGAGTCAGGCTGATTTTTAAAAATCTGAGCTGGCACCGATCTACACAAGTCCCCTCGTATTGAGGCCAGAACCCGAAAAGGCCCTGTTTTCGAGAGGTTTCTAGGCCAGAGCCGAACCTACGCTATGCCACGATGAGTGTTCCACAACTGAGCCAGGGGTCTCACATGAAGGCATTTCTCTACGCGGTATCCATTTCCTTTATCGCGTGCGTCTGCATAGCAAGCATTGTGACCGCGGCGATTACGGTTAGCCTGGCGGTAGGGTTGGGGTGTGTTGAAGTGATCGCTCCGTCCAAGCCCCTTCAGCAACCTGCGACTACCATATCAAGAGGATCAGCCCCTCGTCCTTTGAAAAATCCTCAGCAAATTTGTCAATATATGTTTAATCAAAAGATGCTGGCTGTCATTTATAACTAAGCACATGCTCAAAAAAATAAAATCAAACATATAAAATGCCTAGTGCAGGACACTACAACCTCATACGTATTGGAGACTGAGATGAAAGGGAAGCAGATTGTATTGGCATTGGCGTTGAGTTTGTTTTGTGGCTGGGTTTTGGCTGGTCAGGGGTGGTTTGTGACAATACAGAACAACACTAATAATGCGCTGACCATGCAACGAGCAGGTAGTACGTGCTGGTATTGGAACGATATTCACGACAGCAATGTTATTTCAGCCAAGAGTTCTGTCAGATATTATACTGAAGCAGATAACAGTGGATCGTGCTCGGGGCCAAGTCACTTGCTGGAGTTAATATAATTGGAAATGGGTCTGTTATTCATGTTGAATTTAAAGGGCATGCAGGGGGTTTTGGTGGCAGTATTAAGACGGTTCGTACTTGTGGAGGAGATAACCAGTCCGTTGGGGTGGATCGAGACTTAACCCCAGGAAATGGTTATGATGTCAGCTGCCAGCCCGGAACGCAGGAAGCAGCAACGATAAGCGCTTACCCAATAATGTAAGTTTTAAGAGCATCACGACAGCCCGCACTCGCGGGCTTTTTTTGCGTCTGATTGTGACGTAATACCATCTTTGTATGATGCCATGACATCTCTGCCGTAATCGACAATGCGGCATGAATGTAAGAGGTGATCGAATCAGGGCCGAGCGCCGGCGCCGCGGCTGGCGGCAGGAAGATCTTGGCCGGCGGGCCGGCTGCAGTCGGTCGATAGTCGCCGACCTGGAGAATGGCCGCAATCGCGAGTCCACGAAGTTGCCTGGCATCGCCAAGGCGCTAGGCGTTTCGCTGACGTGGCTGGAGACGGGGAAGGGGCGCAAGACGCCGCTGGCGAACACGGAGGCACCGTACGTCTCTGCAGATACGCTGGAGGATGTAGCTGAGCAGATGCTGAGCAAAGGGCCAGATGAGGTCTGGCGCCTGGTGCAGCTGCTGCTGACCACCGCACGCTGAGATTTCAGCGGCGCGGTTTTCTGCGTCGTGAAAATGTCCTACCTTGAATAGACGGGGGGACTCATGACGACAGCTATTGATCAGCTGCCGGAAGTGGCGGCAATTTCCAACAACAGAATCAATGCTGCGATCTGCGCCGCGGCAGCGCTGCGCAGTATGCTTGTGCGCGCTCGGACGCGCGATGATCTTGATGCTGCGCTGGCTCTGATCTGCACGATCGCCGGCGGGTCACCGACGCTGCTGGCGACGTTCTATGGCACCAAGGTGCCATCGCTGTACATCAACCACGGCTGGTCTGAGGATTGGTTGCTGCGATATGTAGAGCGCGGGTATGTGAAAGTCGACCCGGTTGTAAGAGGACTCGCCGGAGCGCCGGTAGTCTGGTCCGAGCGGCTGTATGCGCCGGGCCTGACGCCGGCCCAACGCAAGTTCGTCGTGGACTGCGAGCATCACGGGCTGACGCACGGCCTGACGTATATCGCGGACAAGGGTGGCGGCGTTCGATACGTGCTGTCGATGATTGGCCGCCAGGTGGAAGACGACCGCGCGCTGCGCGATTTGCTCGAAATGCTACTTCCTGACCTGGCCGAGGTGGCGCATAGGGTTTTTGCTTCAAACGCTCGGATTGCGAAAACAAGCAAGATTCAACAGTCTGTAATCGAACTGTATTGTAAGAAAGGCTTTAAACGGTTCGAGGTGGCTGCCGCCCTTGGCAAGAGTGTCTTTACCATTGATTACCACATTGGACGCCTTATGGAGACATATGAGGCGGCCACTATTGAGCAGCTAATGTACAAGATTGGGGCATGCGAATAGCGCATGAACTTTAAATCACGTATTGAAAAATACGTATTTTTACTGTGTACAGATTTTCTTACTATTTCTCGTAATGACCTGACAGATGTCAGGTGGGACAATGTGGCCACAAAACAAGAAGATGTCAGCAGTGACATATGACAGACGGCTATGATTGAGCACCTGAAACGGAGTTAGGAATGCAGAGCAATTGCAATACCGCTCATGCGCCATGCGTGCATGCGGCAAACTGTCATCACCACAGAGCTGGTTTCGACGCGCGCGGCCCGGTTATCGCTGAAGTGGCGCTCAGGCGTTACAAGGACGGCACGCTGGAGTTCGTGCGGTTCGGGGATGTGAGTAGTCTAGATTTGACCCAGGCCAGGTTTGCGGCCTAAGTGGTAGAGCAGGGCGACATCAGTCGCCCTTTTTGTTTTCCTGCTCCATGAAGGCCTTGCGGAGCAGTTCGAACGCGTAGGCCTCGCCTTTTTCGCGCAGGAGCTTCACGAGCTCCTCTTCAGACTGAGCGGTAATTACGACCTGTTCCGGCGCCGGTGCTTGTTCAGTATCGTGGCTCCTGTCCATCCAGCCGTACTCCTGGCCGAGCGCATTTTCAAGCCGCCTAGCGACATCTTCGCCAATGCGTTTCTTACCGGCCTTAATCCGACTGATGTAGTTCGGCTCAACCTTGATCAACTTGGCAAGGCGCGCCGTCTCCCCCCTTTTTTCCAAAAAGGGGAGAAGGTTATTGAGTCGGATCTGGAAGATATCAATGCTCATGCCCGAATGGTAGTCATAGCTTACCCATGGGGGTAGATGCCTGATAGGTTCATTTATTGCATCGACGCTTGCATTATGGTAACCCACGGGGTTATCCTTTCGTCAGTGTGGCTCTGATTTGGAGCTTGCCTAGTTGTCAAAGAACACCCGCATCGCGCTCCAAGGTGGCAGCCGGGCGAGGCGCTGCAGCGGGTCTGGCTTGGTGCTGAGTGAAGTATGGCAAAGCACTAAACCTTTGAAAATGATCACTTTTCAAGGAAATGTTGCGAACCATGTTTTCTGAGATTGATGTGGTGATCTACCAGGTCGTTGCCGACTGGAAGGATCGGACAGGATTGAAACTAAGGCACCTGGCGGACGAAATGGGCATAAACCCCAACTCACTGAGACGAAAGATAAACCGGGACAAGGTTTCGCACTGTCCGGCACGATTTTCTGTTGCGGAACGCGCCAAGCTGTACGAGATCACCGGTGATGAGCGTCTTGCTCCTTACCTGCCTTACGCCGCCGCCAATGACTACGCGCTCGCGGAGGCCGCCTGATGGCGGATCTGAGCGAGCAGGTGCACTTCAGCAGCAAAACGGACGAGTGGCCGACTCCGCAGGCGCTGTTCGACCAGCTGCACGAAGAGTTCGGGTTCACGCTGGACGTCTGCGCCACGGCGGAGAACGCCAAGTGCGAACGGTTCTTCACGCGTGAGCAGGACGGGCTGGCTCAGGATTGGAGCCGGGACGTTGTCTGGATGAACCCGCCGTTCGGCCACCAGATCAAGCTGTGGATGGCCAAGGCGTACCGCTCCAGCATCGACGGCGCCCTGGTGGTCTGCCTGGTGCCGGCGAGGACGGATACGCGCTGGTTCCATCGCCACGCGCTGAAGGCCGCGGAGATCCGCGCGCTAGACAAGCGGCTGCGGTTCGATGGGGCGAAGGCAAAAGCGCCGTTCCCGGCCGTGCTGGTGGTCTACAAGCCAGGCGAGAACGGGCAGTGCAAGTTGAGTGCGTACAAGGTGCCGGGCGCTGGTGGCCGGGCGCATGAAATCAAGGGAGGGGAGTGATGGATGAAGTAAAGAAAACCTTAGAGCTCCAGCAGCAGATCGCGGAACTGCGCGACACGGTGGCGAGCCTGCAGGCTGCTCTGGCGGCCACTCAGCATAAAGTGGTCGTGTTGACTGCCCAGCTACCGCAGGCGATCCGCAGCGTGATTGGCGATGAGATCAGGCCGGGAGGAATGCTTTATCGAGCCAGGAGTGGTGACGGCGCGCGGGTCACGCACGCCTACGACCCGAAAACTGGCAGTTCTACTCCACTAGCTCGGTAAGGATGGAAATGGCTTTTCGTATAGAGCCCTGATGTATGTCTTGCAAGGTGAGCTGATCGTTATCTGGCAAATGGACGACTATGGAAATCGTCTGGTTGTCGCGCAAAACGATTTCTCGGGTGACGTATACCCTCCCGGACTCAAGAGAAATTTTTGTCTTGAGGTCATCAAAAGAGAAGTTTTCTGTCTTGAAGCTCATGGCGCTGCCTTCTTATGCAAATGGATTTTTAGCATATCAGGGGGTGCGATAGCAGGCAAAGAAAAACCCACCGTCAACGGCCTGGCCGGGCCTCGGGTGGGTTAATCAGAATCAGGAGAAATTATGGCAACGAATTCAAGGGGAGGCAAGCGAAATGAGCGCTAAAAAACTCCCGTGGTTCCGTATGTACTGCGACTTCCTGGAAGACCCCAAGATGGTGTCTTTGGCGTTTGAGGACCAGCGCCACTTTATCGGCATTCTCGCACTTAAATCCGCCGGCGTCCTTGACCAGAGCTTCCCCAATCCGGACTTGTTGGATCGCATCGTCGCGCAAAAGCTCTGGATAGATCACGCCATCATCCGTGACGTGAAGCGCCGTTTGGGGGCTGCTGGGCTGATCGATGCGCAGTGGCAGCCGCTGGCCTGGGATAAGCGCCAATGCCTGTCCGACCAGGACAACACCGCGACGGAGCGCAAGCGTCGTCAGCGCGAAAAAGAGCGCCAACAGGCCTCTATCGACAATGAAATACCTGTCACGCGTGATGTCACAGACGCGTCACGCGTGACATCTGAAAATGTCACCCGGCCAGATACAGATACAGATACAGATACAGAGTTAGAGAAAGACAAAAACAATACTCCGTCGGCTGGAGCCAGCGACGAAACGGGCAAGCCCCTTACCGCCAAAGACCTAAAGGCGATTGGAGTTGATCCACAGCACGCCGCAGACTTCTTGCTCATCCGCAAGGCCAAGCGCGCGCCGCTGACACCTACCGCCCTTGCCGGCATCGAGCGCGAAGCAGCAATCGCCGGCCTGACGCTGGCACAGGCGATCCAGATTTCTGCCGAGCGCGGGTGGCAGGGCTTCAAAGCTGATTGGCTGCATCGCGATACACCTCAATCCAGCCGCCCGGTCGGCGGCAAACCAACTCTCGCCGAGCAGAACCGCGCTGCAGCTGAAGCCGCTCGAAAGCTGCTCTTTGGCGACGATCCCGTGGAGGTCTGACCATGCAGCAAAACGATTACAGCAGTTTCGTGGGCCTGCTCCAGGCTGTTGCGGAGCTCTACGGTAAGCCGCTGACGACGCCCGCGATCACGATCTACTGGAACGCCCTGAAGCATCTGGACCTGGCCGTGTTCCGCGAGGCCATGAACCGCCACGTCACCAGCCCTGACAATGGCCAGTTCATGCCCAAGCCTGCCGACCTGATCCGCATGACTGCCGGCTCCAGCCAGGACAAGGCCCTGCAGGCCTGGCACAAGGTCGACAAGGCCCTGCGCCATGTCGGCACCTACCGCAGTGTCGTGTTCGATGACCCGTTGATCCACCGCGCGCTAGCGGAGATGGGCGGCTGGATCGCCCTAGGCACGAAAACTGAGGACGAGTGGCCATTCGTGGCTCGCGATTTCGAAAGTCGTTACCGCGCATTCGCCGGCCGGCAAGAGGTGCCGGAGTATCCGCCGGTGATGATCGGCCAGTTCGAAGCCGATAACCGCAAGGCTGGGTTGCGCTGCGAACCGCCTATGCTGCTGGGCAGCCCTGCAATCGCCAAGACCGTCATGCTGGCAGGCTCCTCGCGACCGTTGTTGGAGCGGAACGAGATGGGGGCAGAGCAAGCGAACAAGATCCTGAAGCTGGTCGACCAGCGCTCGGCGCAGCCGAGGGAGGCCGCATGACCGACACCTTCACCATCGCCCGCTCGTCCGACCTGCGCGCCGTCATGGTCCGCGCCTGGGTGGCGGTCAAAGCCCTGGTTGACGGCGAGCAAGAGGCCATCCAGCTGGCGATCCGCAAGGTCAGCAAGCGCAGCGCGGAGGCGAACGCGCTTATGTGGGTCAGGCTGCATGAGCTGGCCGAGCAAACCGACTGGCACGGCATCAAGCTGAGCGCAGAGGAGTTCAAAGACCTGCTGTCGGCCGGCCTGGCCAAGTCCAAAGTGGTGCCGAACATCGACGGCACGGGCTTCGTGATCGTCGGCCAGCGGACCAGCAAATTCAGCGTAAAGCAGATGAACGACATGATTATCTTGATCGAGGCCTTCGGGTCAGAGCGCGGCGTCCGGTTCAGCGCCGATCCGCGGATGCTGGGAGGGAAGGCGGCATGAAGACGCCCAGCAAGATCGTCCCGCACCCCGGCTCCACGCCTGGCACTGGCCGGCGCGAGACTGGGCGCATCACCAGCAAGGTCATCCGCGATAGCGCCGCGGGCGAGGTCTGCACGCTGCAGATTGCCGGGATATGTAACGGCCGCTACGACACCACGGTTCTGTGCCACCTCCCCGACGAAAGCCACGGCATGGCGCGCAAGGCTGATGACCTGAGCGCCGCATACGGCTGCAGCGCATGCCATGACGCCATCGACGGCCGCGCGCCGCACGCCTGGCAGCCGGGCGAGAAGGACTTCTATATGCGCCGCGCGATGGTGCGGACCTGGCGTCGGATGCTGGCCAAGGGTCTGATCACCATAAAGGGCGCAGCGTGAAATGGGTCCGGCAGGGTGAATGCCTGGCATGCGGCGACTGGCGAATTTTCCGTTACGCCCTGGCCGCGCCGCCGCGCTATGAACTATGGCACTGGCCGCAGTACCTGGGCCAATTCAAGACCTCGGACGAGGCGAAAGCAGAAGCAGCAAGGCTGATGAACGAAAGGGAAATGGATGCAGCTTAATTGCCCGAATTGCAACGACGCCGGCCCGCATGGCGTGCATTCCGCCGCGGCGCAGCGCTACATGTGCAAGGCTTGTGGCCGAACGTTCCGCGCCCGCGCCGCCCAGGCGGCGACCGTGGCCAAGCCGGCGAACGGCAACAGATTCGTCATCACCTGCGCCGTGTCGGGCTCGCCGGTGCATGCTCCGTTTCTCAAGAGCCTGCAGCAATACTGCCGTGAGAACGGCGCCAGGCTGATCGTCGTGCCAGTGGCCTACCGCAACCCGACCAGCAACCTGGAAAAGCCGCACGAATGGTTCGCGCCGGAGCTGGCCCGGTACATGGCCGCCGACCGGCTGGAGCTGTGCCCTGGTGTCCTGCTGCTGGCCGACGTGCCGACCCAGCCGACCGCGGTGCGCCCGCTGTCCGGCCTGCACACGATGAGCGGCGACAGCCATGGTATTTTCGCGCATCCCAAGATCGCGCTGGAGAGCGTGCCGGTCGCCATCGGCCGCGCCGCCAAGCTGGTGATGACCACCGGCGCCGTCACCCAGGCGGTCTATAGCAAGAGCAAAGCCGGCAAGAAGGGCGAGTTCCACCAGGTGCAGGGCGCCGTTGTGGTGGAGTGGGACGGCCAGGCCGCTCACTTCCGCCACCTGAACGCCGGCAGGGACGGTTCGTTCTGCGACCTCGACCGGAAATACAGCGCCAGCAACGCCAAGCGGGCCAGCCATCGCGCCCGCGTGCTGGCCCTGGGCGATCTCCACGGTGTCCGCCATGATCCGGATGTGCTGGAGGCAACCGTGTTCGCCGCCGACAGCATGGTCAACACCCTGCAGCCAGAAACCATCGTGCTGCATGATGTGCTGGATTTCCAGAGTGCCAGCCACCACAACGACTATTTCGAGCGGTTCAAGCTGCGGCGCGCCGGCAACGATGACGTCTACAGCGAGCTGTGCGCCACGGCGGATCTGCTGGGCCGCATCGCAGCCACCGGCGCCGAGGTGGTGCTGGCCGGCAGCAACCACAACGAGCACATCTACCGCTGGCTGGAAAACCACCAGAACGCCCAGGACGTGCAAAACGCCATCGTGTACCACGAGACCAAGCTGGCGATGCTCAAGGTGCTGGCCGCCGGCGGCGAGCTGGATCCACTGGAGTATTGGGTGCGCAAGCTGCTGCCGGATAGCGGCAATATCCGCTTTTTGCGCCGCGATGAGTCGTTCATGGTGGACGGCGTGGAGTACGGCCAGCACGGCGACAAGGGCATCAACGGCGCGCGCGGCAGCCTGCACGGCATGACCAAGGCCGGCGCGAAGTTGGTGATCGGCCACAGCCACACGCCAGGCATCGCCGACGGCGTCTACCAGGTCGGCACGTCCTCGCAGATGGCCATGGGCTACAACACCGGGCTTTCCGGCTGGCGCCACACGCACTGCGTCCAGTACGCATCGGGCAAGCGGACGCTGGTCCACATCGTGAACGGGAAGTGGAGGGCGGTGGCATGAGGCTGGGAATCGACCCGGGTATCAATGGCGCCATTGCGGTGCTGGACGGAGACCAGCTGCTGGCCATCTACGACATGCCGGTAGTGGAGCTGAAGAGCGGCAAGACCATCAAGCGGAGCGTGTCCCCGGCGCTGCTGGCCAGCCTGCTCCGGCAGTACGCCGGCGCGCATGTGGTGATTGAGAAGGTCGGCGCGATGCCCGGCCAAGGCGTGGCCAGCATGTTCAACTTCGGAAAAAGCGCCGGCATTGTGGAGGGTGTCTGCGCGGGCCTGGGCTTACCGGTGTCGTTCGTGACGCCCCAGCAGTGGCAGAAGCGAGCAGGGCGCAGAGATGGCAAGGACGGAAGCCGGGCGCGCGCCGCGGAGCTGTTCCCGGCTCAAGCCAATCTGTTCGCCAGGGTGAAAGACGACGGCCGCGCTGAGGCTGCGCTGATCGGTCGGTTTGGAATGTGAGAGGGGTTGGGAATGAGCACGGTAGTAGATATCGGTGTAATCCGCGCAATGCGCATGCTGGAACTGCCGCTGGAGGCCCACGAGGCTATGGAGAACTGGGGCCGCTGGCAGCGCAGCGACAGCCAGGCGAGCCGGCGCTCCGGCATCGAGGGCAAGTTTTACCGCTCGAACCGCTGCCCGGAATGCTTCGAGCTGCCCGATCCGTGCGACGTGTGCAAGTACCTGAAGGGCTCCGGCCTGCCGGTGGATATCCAGCTGGCGCTGCGCGTGGAGCGCGCCATCACCCATGGCCGCGTGGTCGGCCGGCGAGTAGAGGCGGGCATGCCCGAGCGCGACATCACCATCTTGCTGGCGCACTTCCGCGGCTTCCGCAATCGCGCCGGCGAATGGCAGGCCAGCAACCCGAAAGTGCTATGCCGCCAGCTGGGTATTCAAGCGGCAGAATACGAGAATCGCGTGGCAAAACTGGTTCAGATGATTTGGAACCGCATGAAAGAGCGAAGTGCCGCTTGAAATCCGCAAATGGCGATGGTAGGATTGATCTACAAATTGTCACCGCCCACGGGCGAGTAAATAGGCTGCCGAAAGGCGGCCTTTTTGCGTCTATGGAAGGGGCTAGGTTTTAGCGGCCCAGCCCGTCTCTGCCATTAGTCCTCAATCAGGACATTTCCTGTGAAGTTGGTATTGGCCACCATGCGTTTTTTTGGGTGCGCATTGTCGCTTTTGAAACGGTTATTCCTCCACTGAAGTGGCTGGTAGTTATCTAGACTATCTTCCCCATCGTTATTGGAAGCCTTGATATGGTCTACCTCCCAGCCCAAATCACTGTTATTGTTCCCGTAGTCTGTGCGTCGAATAACGGCGCCGTAACAGTCAAGACGCAGTTCGCTCCCGTCTTTATTTGGAATAATTTTTGCCTTATCCCAGACCGCTTGAATGGTCTCATCGCTATGCTCCAATCCTATCGAAGAGTGCATTTTTGCTGCGGCTTCCTTTTCGCGTATAAAGCCAAGAATTTTTCTCATAACATCTCCTTACAGTTGAGTGGATGACATTGGGGTGATGGACAGTTTTTTCAATGGCTTCATCCGCACCAGACTATCGCCGCCGACATCGAAACCTCCAGTAGCGGCTAAACCAGGCAACTCGGACGCCGGCACTCCCGTCGTGAGTCACCCGCAAAACCGGCACCATCAATCTCGCCCCGCACATCGCGGGGCTTTTTCATTTCCGAGGCCCGCATGCGGCTACATCACACAACCATCGTCTACGAGGCTGCGCCCTGGGGCCGTGGCGCCGAGCTGGTGCTGATCACCGGCACGCGCTGCCGAGTCATCGCCCGAGACGGCGACGAAATCACGGTGCGATTTCACCGTAACCGGCAACACGCCACGTTCACCCGCCGCGCACTCATCAAACTGGTACGGAGGTAGCCATGACCCAGCCCATCACCGCCCGCGTTCAGTTCGACCGCGCGACCGCCGAGGAGCGGATCAAGGCGCTAGTAGCCGAGTACGCCGGCCAGTCGATCAGTCCGCACCGGTTGGAGGTGATCCAGCGGCGAGCGGTGGCCATCGCGATGGAGTGCATGCAGGTGGAGATGGTGTCGGCGCGGCATTAACCCCATGCGCAGCCCGAAAACGCAACTGGTATTAACGGGGCCGGGTATTTCCCCGGCAAAAACGCATCAAAACGGCCAAGTGGTATTAACGGCAACGAAAAAGGAAGAGGCGCAATGACGGATTCTGCTATCGAAAATGAGATACAGGCGAAGGGCTTGACCGCGCCACGCGTGACGCCGGCGGATGTGGAGGCGGCGATAAGAGGTGAGCATTACTTTACGGCAGCCGATGGGGTGATGCATGTGAGGCGCGAGGAGAGGTTCGTTGCAGACCCGCGCGGGCCACTTCCATTGCTGACCTTCTGTGTCCTGGTGCTGCGCAACGGTTTCACCGTCACCGGCGAGAGCGCCTGCGCCAGCCCGGAGAACTTCGACGCCGAGCTGGGCCGCAAGATCGCCCGCCAGAATGCGGTCAACAAGGTGTGGCCGCTGCTGGGCTATGCGCTGAAGGAAAGGCTGGCGGATGGCTCCCTCGCCGCTACTGCCTAATCATTTCCTTCGTATATGAGGCCAAGGCCTGGCCGGCAAATTCGGCAAGCTGCGCCTTGGCCTCGCCCAGCATGGCTCGAATGATCGACTTCCCGAAGTTCTCAGGTTTATCGCCCTCCTCGGTGTCCGCGTGCTTGGTTGTGAGCATATGCAAGCCCTGAGGAGTAAGCGTCGCCCGTTCCATGCCCCAAGGCTGGACGTGGCCTGTAATGAATCCGAACTCGTCTAGCCACCGAATCGTATCCTGATAAAGCTTCATTTCAGACGGGTCAGGCCTTGTGCTTGTACCATCGCGCCCTATGTACGATCCGTCATACTGTCCTAGCTCATTGATATATGGCTCGTGGTCATTGAGGCCGCAAAGCTTATAGTCACTTAACGTAATGCGAATGGGGAATGATTCATATAGCTTGGCCAAGATGACCCCGGCGCAGTAGTTGAACTCTTGGATCTTGTCGCTCATGGCGTTCTCTCTGTGGGCGTGTAGTGCCACCTTATTACCACAGTTGCATAGGAGGCGATATGACGACGATCGCATTCGACGGCAAAACCATGGCCGCGGACGGCCGCGCCACGGCCGAGGACGTCATCCTGGCTGACGATCTGAAGAAACTGCACCTACTGGAAACCAACCGCTGGAGCGGGCGGCCGGCGATCATCGGCATGGCAGGGGTAACCCGGAGCGCCTCCGGAGTGCTGGCATGGATGGAGGGGCGCGCAGAGCAGCCGGGCGAGGGTGCAGAGTTCGCCGCCCTGGTATGGGATGGTGAACGCCTGATCATGGTAAGTGATGAGTGCCTCACGCCCGAGTCCTGGCCGGCGCCCATGGCCATCGGCTCAGGCAAGATACCAGCGCTGGCGGCCATGCGCGCCGGGGCAGATGCTCCTCGCGCCGTGGAGGTGGCGATAACCATGGATGTGTACAGCGGAGGACGCATACGAACAGCTGTCTTGTAGCTGAATGCATCTTCCGAGTGGCATAATGTTGCTCCATGACTATGGAGTAATGTGAATATGCAAGAGAGACTGAGAAAAGCTGTCCAGCTTCAGTTCGATTCAGCGGAAATCTGTGAACGACTGCTTGGCTATAAGGAAACCTTCGAAAATTCGTTGCCAGCATGGTTTTCGGCCATGGTTGGCTCGGGTATCACAGGTATCGTAAAGAGTGTAGGCGTTTCCGAAAGGGGACTTCGGCTCGAGATTTTTGGGTGGCCAATTGAGCTCCGGGCAAAGGCTGTTGCGTCCAGCGAGGAGTTCGGAGAACTCGCCCTGCTGCTTGATTTTGTCTACGCTGGCGATGATCAGGATGTGTCTATTTACAAGGCATGGATCAATAAAAATGGCTGGCTGAGTGATTTCCACGGAACCTTCGCTCGCCATAAATTTGAAGCACCGTCGTCTATTGAGATCCTGATGCAAATGGCGGCCTTGGGCTTATACGAAAGCCCGGTGATGCAAGTTGGCATCGGGAAGCCGCAGCCGAAGGGATGCATGGAGATCTTTTAAGGGATCGCCCGAAAGCATTGGAGAGGCCGCAACCGCGGCTTTTTTCTTGGCCGCACCGAAAAAATACCAAGAGGTGAACCATGGCTCTGTTCGAGCTCTGTAATTGTTTGCGATAGTCTTACTCCCATCCTAAAGGGCAAGGTCACGAACAAAGCCATTGCCTAGAGTGGATATGCATCTTTCCGATGCTGGGAAGGCGATAGGTCGTCTTTCCATTTGCGTTATATCCACTGGAGATTTTCTCATGGCACAAGAAGGCCTGTATTTGCTTAAGCTGAGCTTCACGCCCCCGGCAGGCACGACCGGCGCAGGCCGCATGATACTTGCGGTAACGGTCAATGCCTCCTCTGGCGAACTGCATGGCCAAGCCGTCGGCACCATCCATGAGGGGACGCAGCATCCTCTGGCTTTTACCGCTCCCGCCGCGGGTGCAATGCATAGCACCGGCTATGACAAGATTACCAAGGTTGGCGCCGTTCATGGCGAAGCCGCGGTATCTGTCGCTCCGCCGGCGATTGGTACCTATCTTGCCCCATTTGTAGCCAGCTTTGCCCTGCACGCAGACTGGACCGGCCATGGCCAATTCACCGTAGGTTCCGACACCTACAAGTGTGAAGTGAGAATGGTTGATTAACTCAGCCTAACGTAACAAGGTTGCGATAATCTCAATAGCCCGAACTACGTCCAGAGTTCGGGCTGTTTATTTGGCATTACTGGGTTGTCCCTTTGGATTACTGCTTTGCACCTTGGCATCGCTGGCTACAGCCTTGTTATCCTTACATGAACCATCTGGGTTCAGCTTGAGACCTTTTGGCTCGCAATCTGCTGCCGTGATGCCATGATCGAAGTTCTTGTTCCATACTCCCCAGGCAGCAGCAAGTCCGACTATCAAAAAAACAAAATAAATCCATTTCATTCTTCGGCCCAATCGCGCTAGTCGCAGAATGCGTAGTTTAACCACAATGCACTAAATATGCATTCAGTATATATCATGCAACCTTCTACCATTGCCATCTGCACGAATGGATGTAACCAATTACGCCGGCATGAACACCACGATGGAGCCTAGCGCCACAATCGCCACGGTGCTCAGTTCGAACGCCAGCGTGCGCCACTTCCTCCGCTGCTGATCCGGGTAGTCCATCAGCAGCATCCGGTGGTTGACGTAGGTAGCAGCGAACATTCCGACGATCAGCGCCATCAGCAGCAACGCGCCGACACGAATGATCGGGAACATGAACGGCATGACGTCGATTTGCATAGCGATCTCCCAGTCGATGGCGAGAGCCTAGCACCGCGCGCGGCACGACGCCGCAGTCCATCAGGACAGATCAATCTTGGCCGGTCGCCTCGACATGAGGTGATCCGGGAAACAACAACGCCGAGGAGGCGACGCCTCTATGGCGAAACTCACACCTAAGCAGAAGCGATTCGTCGATGAATACCTGATCGACCTAAATGCTACGCAAGCTGCCATTAGGGCTGGCTACAGCGAGAAGACAGCACGCCAGATAGGCGAAGAGAACCTGACAAAACCTGACATACAGGCCGCGGTAGAGGCGGCGCTGAAGGCCAGGGCGGAGCGAACCGAGATCACCGCCGACATGGTGTTGCGCCGCTGGTGGGAGCTGGCAAACGCCGACGTCAACGAGCTGGTCGAGTACCGCCGCGACAACTGCCGCTATTGCTGGGGCACTGGCCATCAATACCAGTGGACCGAGCCGGAGTTCGAGCAGGCTAGGCGCGAGGCGACAGAGAAGGGAGACCGACAACCTGACGACGCTGGCGGCTATGGCTTCGTAGCGACCCGCGAGCCGAACCCGGAATGCCCTGAGTGCCAGGGTGAGGGCAAGGGCAAGATCCACGTCCACGACACCCGCCGGCTGAAGGGGGCTGCCCGCAGGCTGTACGCCGGCATCCACCAGGGCAAGGACGGCCTCAAGGTGCTGCTGGCCGACCGAGACAAGGCGTTGGAGAATGTCGCCCGCCACTTGGGCATGTTCAACGACAAGCTGGCGATCACCGGTAAGGATGGTGGCCCGATCCAGCAGCAGACGCAGCACACAGCAACACCCGAGCTTCTGGCCGCCCTGAAGGGCATCATCGACGAGGTGTGACCATGCGGCAGTTCACGGCAGATGAGCGCGCCGCCGCGATTCTTGCCGCCCGCGAGGACTTCTACTTCTTCGTGCGCTGGATGTTTCTGCATCGCCGCAAGTTTCAGTGGAAGCGCGCCAGGCAGCATCGAATCATCTGCGACGCGCTGATGCGGGTGTTCCGCGGCGAATGCAAGCGGCTGATCATCAACATCCCGCCGCGCTATAGCAAAACCGAGCTGGCCGTGGTGATGTTCATCGCCTGGGCTATGGGCAAGCATCCCGACAGCGAGTTCATCCATACCTGCTATTCCGGCAAGCTGGCAATCAAGAACAGCGCCGAAATCCGCGAGATCATCCGCGACCCGGCATATCTGGAGATTTTCCCCGACGTCGCACTGCGCGACGACTCACAGGCCAAGGATGAGTGGCGGACCAAGGACGGCGGCGTCATGTACGCTGTTGGTTCTGGAGGCACGATCACCGGCTACGGCGCCGGCAAGGTGCGCGAGGGGTTTGGCGGTGCGATCATCATCGACGACCCGCACAAGGCCGACGAGGCGCGCAGCGATACGATCCGAAACGGTGTCATCGAGTGGTTTCAGAACACGCTGGAGTCGCGCTGCAACAGCCCGCATACGCCCATTATCTGCATCATGCAGCGACTGCATGAGCGCGACCTGGCCGGCTGGTTGGCATCGGGCGGCAATGGCGAAGAGTGGGAAATCATCAAGCTCAAGGCGCTGCAGGACGATGGCACGGCGTTATGGCCCGAAAAGCATAGCGTCGAGCGGCTGCTGAAGATGAAAGAGGCCAACCCGTACACGTTTGCCGGACAGTACCAGCAAGAGCCGTCGCCGGGCGAGGGCGGCACGTTCAAACCGGGCAACATCGCCATCATTGATGCGGTGCCGGCCGGCACGAAGTGGGTTCGCGGTTGGGACTTTGCCGCCACAAAGCCGACGCCAGGTAAAGACCCTGACTGGACGGCTGGCGGGAAGCTGGGCATCACGCCCGATAGCCGCTTCGTGATTGGCGACATCGAGCGCATGCGCGGCTCGCCGGATGAGGTTGAGCGCACGCTCAAGAACACGGCAGGCCGCGATGGCAAGTCCGTGAAGATCAGCATCCCGCAAGACCCTGGGCAGGCCGGCAAATCGCAAGTGGCTGCGTTCACGCGCCTGCTGGCTGGCCACGCCGTCACATCTTCGCCGGAGTCGGGTGACAAGGTGACGCGTGCCGAGCCGTTCGCCGCGCAATGCAACGTCGGAAATGTAATGATGCTGCGAGCCAGCTGGAATCAAGACTTGATCGAAGAAATGCGCATGTTCCCGAACGGTGCGCACGATGACCAGGTGGATGCACTGTCCAGGGCATTCAACGAACTATTCACCGGAAATACTGGGCTGCTGGACTACTACGCCGAGCAAGCGCAGGAGCTGAGCAGCACCTCAAGCTAAGGGGTAATACATGACGGCAGGGCAAAAGGTGCCGATAGAGCCGGGCCTGATTGCCCGCGTCACCGGTGCAATCAAGTCGGTTTTCTCGGGCGCAGCCTACATGGGGCCGGCTGAGCCGATGGCGCCGGTTGTGTCCGATCCGGTGGCAGCTGGAACGGAAGGGCGTCAGTTCGACTACCCGACCGGCTACAACTTGGTCAGCCGCCCGCGCAGCACCGAGCTGACCACATTCGAGAAACTGCGCGCGCTGGCCGATGGCTGCGACATCCTCCGCGCCGCCATCGAAACGCGCAAGGACGCAATCGACGATTTCCGATTCGCAGTGAAGCCGCGCGACGGCAAGAGCAAACCGGATAAACGGTGCAAGCAGATTGAGGATTTCCTGCGATTCCCCGACGGGGAGCATGATTTCTCCACCTGGGCGCGCGCCATCGTCGAAGACATGCTCGTGCTGGACGCTGCGAGCATCTACCCATGGAAAACAAACGGCGGCGAGCTCTACCGGCTGGAGCTGATCGACGGCGCCACGGTAAAGCGACTGATCGATGCGACAGGGCGAACGCCGCCGGCGCCCAGCCCAGCGTATCAGCAGGTGATCAAGGGCGTGGTCGTTGCAAACTACGCGGCCGACGAGCTGGTCTACATGCCCCGGAATGTTCGGACGAACAAAATCTATGGGCATTCCGTTGTTGAGCAGATCCTACTGACGGTCAACATGGCCATCCGCCGTGCCATCCACCAGCTGCAGTTCTACACCGAAGGCAGTACGCCCGATCTGGTGTTCTCGCTTCCGCCCGAGTGGACCATTGAGCAGGTTCGGGCGTTCGATAAGCACTGGAATGACACCCTGTCGGGCGACACCGCCGCGCGCCGCCGGACGAAGTTCGTTCCGGGTGGCACTCAGCCATTCAACGTGAAGGAGGGGGCGCTGCAGGACCAGTTCGACGAGTGGATTGCGCGCGTCGTCTGCTACGCCCTGAACGTCCCGAACCATTGGGCGCTGAAGCAACAGACGCGCGCCGGCCAGCAGACCGAGCAGGCCAGCGCCGACATGCGCGGCGACGAGATCACCAAGGCATTTCTGAAGGCGTTGCTCGACAGGATCATAGCTCAGCATTTCAAGGCACCTGACTTGGTGCTGGAATGGGATGCGCAGGAGGAGATCGACCCCGAAGCGCGGGCAAAGGTGCAGGACATCAAGGTGCGCAATGGCACACTTGCAATCAACGAGGCGCGCGCAGAGGACAACCGTGAGCCGGTCGACGGCGGCGATGTACCCATGTTCGCCACAGCAACGGGCTTTGTCCCGATCATCAAGGCGGCAGAGGATGAGGACAATCCGAACGATGAGCCTGACCCGAACGCAGACCCGCCGGCCAGGAAGCTGGCGAAGTTTGCAGAGCCCGAGCAGGTTGATGCCGGTGATGTCGGGAGCGTGACGCCGGTAAATCCAACAGATCGGCACGAGCTGGAGCTGGCCGCGCTGCTGCTGGCATTCCTGCAGGACTGGTGGAAGCGCCAGGTGCTGGTGATCAACTTGTCGAGCGCGGAGGCGGCGCTGGCCTCGCTGGATCTGGCGGCGTTTGCCGGGCTCTCGACGTCGCTGGAGTCGGCGCTTTCCGGCGTGACCAATCGGGCCATTACGGCCGGGGCATCACAGGCGCGGGCCACTGCGGCGCAGACAGCAAGCGCTGCTCAGGCTGCTGCTACGGCACTCAGGCGGCGGGTTGATGGGCTGTTGTCGCCGGCAGGCGATGTCAGCATCGCGCGCGCAACCGCCAATATGCTGAAGTCGATCATCGAGGATGCGATCCAGCGTGGCATTTCAGCTGACCAGATCGACCCGGGCTATGCAGTATCGCCCGAGCGGGCTGCGACCATTGCCGGCAATGAGGTGATGGAGGCGCAGGGCGCTGCCAAGCTCAGCCTTTTTGGGGCATCGCCACTGGTGGCCTATAAGCGCTGGAACGCCTATCCAGGCTGCTGCAGCGCCTGTCTTTCCGTCGCCGGAGAGTCCGTGCCACTGGATGAGCCATTCAGCAATGGTGCGATGCGCTCACCGCTTCATGTCGGCTGCCGATGCGACATAGAGCCGGAGCTGATCGATAACGAAACCGGTGAAATCACCTGATAGCCGCCTTCGGGCGGCTTCTCTTTTTAGGCAAACGAAATGACGAAATATCGCGGATACGCGGCTATCAGCAAGGTGACGGACAACGAGGACGGCACGGTGACGGTCGAGGGTGTTGCGTCGGATGGATCGGTGGACTTGGCCGGCGAGGTTGTCGCGCCCGACGCAATGAAGGCGGCGCTGCCTGATTTCATGAAGTACGGCACCGGCGCCCTGCGCGAGATGCACCAGCCGATGGCGGCCGGCACTGTAGACGCTGCCGAAGTCAACGATGCCGGCGAAACCATCATCCGAGCCCGCGTGGTGGATCCGGTGGCGGTCCTGAAGGTGAAGGAAGGCGTTTACAAGGGGTTTTCCATCGGCGGCAGCAGCACCAGTCGCCTCGGCAAAACCATCACGGGGCTGCGGCTGACTGAAATCAGCCTGGTAGATGCCCCTTGCAACCCCAACGCGGTCATCCAGGTATGGAAGGCCGATGCAAGCGAGGAAGGCATGAGCCAAGAGCAAGTACACGAAGAGCTGGCCTTACTGGTGGCTAAGTCGGGCATAAGCGCAGGCGACCTGGTGGAGCTGATCAAGAAGGCAGCTGCGCCGGAAACCGAGCCCGCGGGCGGCGCCGAAGCCGCACCGGTGGAGAAGGCTGATCCCGTTATCGAAAAGGGTATGTACAGCGTTGGCGATTTCGCGAACGTGCTGCGTGACATCTTCTGGATGGCCAGCGATGCCCAGGATGAGGCCAACTGGGAGGGTGACGACAGCCCGGTGCCTGCCCAATTGCGCGAGTGGCTGAAGACTGGCGCCGAAATCTTCAACGCCATGGCCGCAGAAGAGTCGGCTGAGCTGGTCGCCAGCCTGGGCAAGGCAAGGTCGCAAGGCAATATCAGCAAGTCTGAGGCTGTGCCTGTGCCAGCCGCAGAACTGGTGATAGCCGAGCCAGTAATAAAGGCGCTGGCGCCGGCTGGCGAAGACATCGTCAAGGGCTTGCAGGAGCAAGTCGCCAAGATGGCCGGCCAGTTCGAGGCAGTGACCAAGGCTCATGAGACGCTGCAAGCCGATCACGCTGCGCTGGTCGAAAAATTCAACAAGATGCCCACCGAGCCGAAGGCAGTGATCGCGGTAGAGAAAGGTGTTGATGCCGTGACAGCACCGGCGCAGCAAGAAGTGGAGCCGGTTCGCAAGGCCGATGGCTCGGTTGATGAGCATGCAACCGCACTCAAGAAGGTATACGCCTCCGGCGGCTTCCCAATCAGCAAGTAGCCAGCCCAAGCGCTCGACTGCCCGCCGCCAGCGGGCCTCTTTTCCTAACCCGCTCCGGCGGGTTTTCTCATTTCTGGAGCATTCATGACCGATGTAACCAAGGAAACGCTGGACCTGATGAAGGCCGCGGTGCAGGACGTCAATAAGACCGTGACCCTGAACACCGGGCTGGTGGGTTACGACCTGTCCGGGCCGGCGAAAAACCTGTATCCGGTGCTGACCCCGCTGCGTAACAAGATTCCGCGCGTACCGGGCGGGTTCGGCACTGCAACCAACTGGAAGGTCATCATGGGCCTCAATGGTTCCGGTGTTTCTTCCATGCCCTGGGTCCCGGAGGGGCAGCGCTCTGGTCGAATGAGCTACCAAGCCGTTCCCAAGGCAGCCAACTACGTCACCTTCGGCGAAGAGGATGGCGTGACGTTCGAATCCGACAGCGCGTCGGCCGAGTTCGAGAACGTGCGAGCCACCTCCGGCGTTCGTCTGCTGCAACAGACCATGATCAAGGAAGAAAAGGCGATTCTGGGCGGCAATGCATCCGTCGCCCTTGGCGCGCCGGCGGCCCCGGTGGTTTCGGCGTATGCGCCGGCAGGTCTGGCGGCGACGCTGCCCGCCGGCAACTACTCCGTTATCGTGGCGGCGCTGACCTTCGAGGGTATCAAGGTCGCGTCCCTGGCCGGTGGCGTCATCACCTCCCAGCAGATCAAGGGCGCGGATGGCCAGACCTACACGCTGAACGGTGGCGTCTCGAACAAGTCCGCAAACGCGGTGCAAGGCGTGACAATCGGCCAGGCCCTGGCTGCGACCGTGCAGCCGGTGAATGGTGCGCTCGGCTACGCATGGTATGTCGGCCCCGCCGGTAGCGAAACGCTGCAGGCGATCACCATGCTGAACAGCGTGACCTTCACCGCGCCGCTGGCCGCCGGTCGCCAGCCCGCAAGCGTGCTGACCGCAGACTTCTCGGCCAACCCGGGCATGGCCTTCGATGGCCTGCTGTATTCGGCGTTCAATCCGGCCTCCAGCGCCTACATCGTGACCATGCCTACCGGGCCCGCCGGCCAGGGTACGCCGCTGACGCCTGGTGGTCGCGGCAACGTGGTCGAGATCGACAACATGCTGAAGGGCATGTGGGACACCTATCGGCTGGGCGCCACCATCATCTACGTGAACAGCCAAGAGGCGACGAACATCACCTCCAAGGTGATGACCTCTGCCCAGGGCACGCTGCTGCGCTACAACAGCGAAAACAGCGGCAACCAGCCGTATCGTGTGACTGGCTCCGGCGTGGTGGATAGCTACTTCAATCCGTATGCCGAGGGCGGTGGTCGCATCATCCCCATCGCAATCCATCCGGATTTGCCGCCTGGCACCATCGTCGCGCGCTGCGAAGAGTTGCCGGTTTCCTACCAGAACAGCGAGATCCAGAACGTCGTAGAGATGAAGATGCGCCGCGACTACTACCAGATCGACTGGCCGCTGCGCACCCGCATGTACGAAATGGGCGTGTACGCCGAGGGCGTGCTTGCCAACTACGCTCCGTTCGCGATGGGCGTGATCACCAACATCGGCAACGGCTGATAACCCGCGCCGCCTCTTCGGGGGCGGCAGTAACTGGAGAGAAATATGGCCGACCTTTACGCCAAGGCGCGCAACCCCGGTGACAGCGTGACCTTTCAGGGCGAGCAGTATGTTGCCGATGAACTGGCACTGATCGCCTTCCCTGAAGAAATCGCGCACGAGTTCCTGCAGGCCGTGCAGCCCTTTGGCTTTACGTTGTCCCAAGAACGGCCGGCCGCCGCCGACAAGCCGCAGAAGCCATCCAAGAAGGCCGCAGCCCCTGCGGCAGATGCGGCGCCGACCGATACTGCGCCGGCCGCCAAACCTGGCGCCGCCGCCGACAAGCCGCAGGAGTGATGGGCATGGGCTACTTGTCGCTTGCCGAAGCTGGCCAATATGGCGCGTCGGCCAGCGTGACGCAGCCCATGCTTGATCAGGCGTCCCGGCTTATCGACCAGTACTGCGGTCGGCTGGCCGGCTTCGTGATCGAGACCAATCAGGGCGCGCCAGTTTGCATGGCGCAGTTGGAACCTGCGCTGTCCTTCCCGGTAGGGCCTATCCCAGCCGGCGCATCGGTCCCGCTGGCTGTGCCGGCTTGGGCTGTCGTGGCGGCCGGTGAAGTGCTGGTGCTGGATCGTGGAACGGCCACTGCCGAGGCCGTAGTAGTTCAGAGCGTGGCTGGCCAAGTTGCCATTCTGCAGCAGGTCCAGCACGCACACGCTGCCGGCCAGGCACTTACCGGACTGTGCATCAAAGAAGAAGGTCCGGTGCCGGCAAAGGGCGTTTTCCCACTTCGTTTATCGCCGGTAATTCCACTGGCCGCCGCTGTTGGCGGACAGCTGGCACAACTGCAGCGCGCCGACGGCGGCCTTACGCTTCCAGCAGGAGCCGGCCGTGCGGAGATTTCATATCTGTCGGGCTGGGTTTCAGCCCCAGGTGCGATAAAGCAGGCCTGCGCCCGGATTGCATCCAACATCGCCAGCAAGCCTGTTGCGGATGACCTGGTTTCGCATACGGTGGATGGGGTGTCTTACCGATATTCGGAGCATAGCCCGCTGGCATTCGGCGGCTATATCGACAACGGGGCTGCCGAGCTGCTGAAGCCATTCATTCAGAGGGTCTGACATGTCGATAGCGACAACAATTTCCCGAACGATTGAGACTGAAGGGGTGGAGGTGACCGTCATCCACCTGCTTGCAGCTGGATACGATCCGATTGGCAGGCGGCCAACACAGACAAAACAGACCTGGGTGGGGAAAGGGCTGCCGTCGTCGGTGAAGGATGATGAGGTGAATGGCACTTCGATTCTGGCGGGCGACAAGCGTATCCGCATCATGCATCCCGGATTCGTTCCGGCACCAAACGACAATTTGCTGCATGACGGTGCCACCTGGAACGTGTCGAATATCCAGGCCACCTACGACCGCGGAGTGCCAGTGAGTTTCAGGCTGCTGATTCGCAAGTGAGTATTTGCGCAAATGGGCATCTCATTTCAGGCCCAGGTCCGGGCCATGATGGACCACCAGCGCCTGCGAATGGAGAGCGTCGCGAAGGTCGCGATAGTCGAGCTGGTCGACGAGGTGCTGCAGGGCGCTGCGACGCCAATCGACACCGGCCAGTTCATGGCCAACATGCGGGCCAGTCTGAACGCGCCCGACACGACATGGACCATGGACACCGATACCGACGGCGTGCCAACCGCGATGCGGATCCGCGCTGTGGTCGACGAGCTGCGGCTGGGAGACGTGTTCTACCTGACCAACTCAGCGCCATATGGCCCGATTCTGGAATACGGGCTGTACCGACTGCTGAAGGGCTTCGACAGACAGACGGAACGAACCGTGAACGGCTATTCCACGCAGGCGCCACAGGGCATGTTCCGCGTCTCGTGCGCCAAGTGGAAGGGATTCGTTTTCGATGCCATCGACAAAACCATGAACCTGACAGAGGCGGCCAGCTACAACGCGCCCAGCCTCGCCAGCAGACTCACCAATACCAGCATCAGCCAAACCTCATACATCGCCGACTACGGCAGGGTGCATGAGCCGCGCATCTTGCAGAACCAGATCAACCGGAGCAACAAATGACCCCATCCGACATGGAGGCAGCGCTGTGCGCGCATCTGGCGCAGCTCACCGCCTATCCCATCGCCTGGGAGGACGTGACGTTTACTCCTGATCTGGCGCGGCCATACCTGCGCGTGGACAACCTCCCGGCTGGCAGCGTCGCTGCCGGCATTGGCGAGAATGCGATGAACCGCGCCGCTGGCATTTTCCAGGTGATGGCGTGCACGGCGACGGGCGAGGGCACCGGGCAGGCCGGGCTGATGGCCGACCAGGTGGAGGCGCTTTTCCGTCGCGGGCTGGCGCTTCCGGCTGCCGACGGCTTTGTCCGGATCGACCGGCCGCCCAGCCGTGGTCGGGCGATCCACACCGACACATGGTCGTATCTGCCGATCAGCATCAGCTACTACGGCTACTGCAATCCATAACCACACGAGGCCACTATGGCAATCAATATCCCGGCCGGCTCTGGCGTCCGGCTTGCGACCTGCGCCGAAACTTCGCAGGGCGTGCTGCCGGCGAGCCCGGCATTCAAGGTGAAGCGAATCACCAGCCTGAAGCCCCAGTTTCAGCGCGATGCCCTGAAAAGCGACGAGCTGAATGTGTCGCGCCAGGTGCTGTCCATGCGCCTGGGCATGTACAAGACGAACTACCAATTCGACGGCAACCTGCTGCTGGGCGGCTGGGATGATGAGCTGGCCTGCGCGATGGACAACTCCTGGGTCGGCGGGCCGACGTTCTCCGGGTCGGCGGCGATTGCCGGCGCCGCCGGCACGGTCACTCGCACGGCTGGGTCGTGGATCACCGACGGCTTCATGGCCGGCATGTGGGCAAAGCTGTCGGGGTTCACTGCCGGTGCCAATAACGCCTCCATCGCACAGATCAATGCGGTGACGGCCCAGGCGCTGACGCTGACCGTCATCTCGCCATCTGGCGGTGCGCTGGTCGATGAGGCCGCCGCTGCCGGCCGATCCGTGTCGGTTATCGGCAAGTACCTGGCCGTTGGCTTGGCCACGGGGCTGCCCGGCTCGATGGCGATCGAGCACTATATCCCAGGCAATGGGGTGTACGAGTTGTTCACCGGCATGTGCGTCGACAAGATGACCATCTCGGCCAAGCCGAATGAGATGGTCAAGGTGAGCTTCGACTTCGTTGGCCTGAATTCGGTGCAGGGCACAGTCGCCAACGGAACCACCTATCCGGCGGCGCCAACCAATGCGCCGATGGATGCGTTCAGCGCGCCGCTGTACATCGGCGGCCAGCCGGTGGGCAATATCACCAGCATGACACTGAACCTGCAGAACGGTCGGAAAGCCGCTGACGGCGTGCTGGGCTCCAAGGTGGCGCCGGCCATCATCGAGGGCACCAACGAGGTCACCATCGACTTCACGGCCTACTTCAGCGATCAGGCACTGGTCCAGGCCTTCCGCAATGAGACCAACGTGGCGATCGATCTGCCGTTCTTCGACGTCAATGGCGTGGACTTCATCAAGCTGCGGATGGGGAACGTGAAGATCCTGTCTGCCGACGAGGATATCAAGCTGAACGCCGGAGTGCTGCTGAACATCAAGGCCCAAGCGCTGGCCGACCCCGGGACGGCAGTGCAGACCGGCACGCAGTACGGCACGAACCTGCTGATTCAGCGGAGCAATCCCGCTTGATGTAGAATGATGGCATGGGAATCTTCCTTGCCATCACCTCATTCTTGCTGATCCTGCTGCTGGCGCGCCCGCGCGTGCGGCAGGTCGGCTATACGCCGCCGGACGCAGTAATTCCGCTGCATCGCGGCGAGGATACGCCGGAGCGCGTGGCGCAGTCGCACATGATCGCCATCACCGAGCACATCCAGCATGCCCAGGCAAATGTCGGGGCGATTCGCCGTTATCACGCCGCGGAGGCGCAGCGGATTCTGGACTCGCTACACAACGAGGCGCAGTACTTACCGTTCACGGTAACAGGGCTGATTGAGGCACAGGCGGCGATCAGCCGGCTGTTGCGATAGGCCATAAGTACACAGCACAACCCCGCTCCGGCGGGGTTTTCTCATTTATGGAGCCAAAATGGACCTTTCTTCCCCGAGCCTTGCCGACTTGGCTGACGTCGCTCAACCCCTGAAAATCCTGGACCCTCTGACACTGCGGCCGAATGGCCTGGTGCTGGAAATCGTCGGTCGTGAGTCGGCGCGCGTGCGTCACCACGACCGCCAGGTCGAGGCTGAGCTGTTCCAGCGCGCTGCGGCAGCGTTCAAAGAGGGACGCGAGAATCTGCCGCTGACCGACGCCGAGAAGGACGACCTTGAGGCTCGTCGCGCCGCAGCTGTTGTCGTGGGGTTTTCTGGACTGACCGACAACGGCCAGCCGGTGTCATACAGTCCCGAGGTTGTGCTGCAGCTGATGCGCCGACACGCCTGGATACAGCGCCAAGTGCAGCGCGCCCATCTGGACGACGAGAGTTTTTTCGGGAGCAAGCCCGGCGACTCCTCGACTGGGCGAGGCACTACTTCCGACTCCACCGCCCCGGCGCCGACGGCGTAGCGCCAGTACAGCACCTGCAATCCATCTGGAAGGCTACCGGCATCCGGCCGACCGACCTTGATCCGCCGTGCGTATTCCCTGAGCTGCTTTCCAGTGTGTGGCGCTGGTTTGGAGAGCTCTCCGTTCGGCGCGGGCAGTCTGAGTTTGGCCCTCTGCCCATCGGCTGGGCCGATATGGCGGCATGGAATGCCATGACGCAGGCGAGCCCGTCCCCGCGCGAGGTGGAGCTGATCATGCAGCTGGACGTGGTGTATTTCGAATCGAGGAGCAGCAATGGCTGACAACGCAGAGCTTGGGTTTTCGGTCGATACCAGCCAGCTGGATGAAGCGACCAAGGCATTGGACCGAGTGACGGATGCGGCGGGTCGCACGGAGCAGGCAACGATCTCTGCAGGCGGCGCCGGTCGGAAGATGGCCCACGACTATGTGCCCGGCGTTGATGCGACGGTCGAAGCTATCCAGCGTAGCGAGCGCGCCGCCAATGCCTACATCCAGTCGCTGCAAAAGCAGCTGGATATGCTGGGCAAGAACAAAGCCGAACAGGCAGCGCTGCAGGCCCAATACAGCGGCTTCAGCCAGCAGATCCAGCAGCAGGCCTACGACATCGGCAAGAAGATTGATGCTTGGCACCGGGAAGAGGAGGCCGCCAAGGCCGCGGCGAAAGCTGAAGAGCTGGCCGGGCGCACCGCCGTTGCTTCCGCCGAAGGCTTCAAGGCGCTGACGTTCGCCAATGCGGGCTCAACCCGCGAGCTGATTGTGCTGGCCCATGAGGCCATGACCGGCAACTTCAGCCGGATGCCTGGCTCGTTCATGGTGCTGATGGAGCGCGCCGGCGGTCTGCATGAGATGCTGGGGGCGCTGGTCTCTCCGTTTGGCCTGCTGGCCACTGCCGGCGTGGCCGCTGTTGGCGCCATTGCCGTGGCATTTTACCAAGGCACTCAGGAGACCAAGGCTTTCAACAACGCCATAGCGTTGACTGGCAACTATGTCGGGATGACCTCATCGTCGTTTGAGACTATGGCCCAGCGACTGGCGGACGCCAACCACGTCAGCGCCGGATCGATGCGCGAGCTGATGGACCAGATGATCCAGACCGGCCAGGTGGGAGGCAAGCAGATTGAGCTGATCACCGATGCTGCGCAGCGCTATGCAAAGCTGACCGGCGGCGATGCCGCCGACGCCGCGACCAAGTTCGCCAAGGCGCTTGGCGATCCTTCCAAGAGCGCTGTCGAGCTCAACAATCAGATGCACTTCCTAACGCTGGCCCAGTACGAGCATATCGCGGCACTTCAGAAGTCGGGAGACGTGCAGGGAGCGCAGCTGGCCCTGTCCAAGGCGCTTGACGACCATCTGAAGAATGTCAGCGGGCCGAATCTAGGTTATATCGCGATGGCCTGGGAGGGCGTCGCCATGAGCGTCCGCAAAGCTTGGGATGCAATGAAGGGATGGGGGCGCGAGGAGTCCAAAGCTGAGGAGATCGCGGCAAATAATGCAGAAATCGCTAGCTTAATGGCGGCGCCGACGGGCTCGGGGTATGGCGCGGGCAATAAGGCGAGGGCTGATGCATTGAGGGCGAGAAATGCACAGCTTCAGGCTGAGCTCGCGAAGGAAACTAGTGCTGCTCAGATGAAGGCTCAGGTCGATCAGATCGACCAAGAAGGTATTGCAGCTCGGGCTCGTTACGACCGCTTCCTGGCCGAATTCGCCAGCCCGGCGGAGAAGCGCCAGAAGGAAATCGCGGAACGGATGCGGGACTTCGACGCGATGATCATGGCCGGTGGCCAGGTTACGCCCAAGATGCGCGATGATGCCATCGCCGCGATCAACGAGAAGTACAAGGATAAAAAGCCGCCGCGAGCCAAGATAGACCATGCAGCCCGCCAGACTGATCAGGAGATGGCGCGCGCACAGGCAATGCTGGCTGAAGCGAGGGCGCAGATCGGCATGTTGGCCGACGGTGACGATAGCCGGCTGGCGAAGTTGACCGCTGCGGAGAAGCGGATCACCGAGCTCCGCGCGCAGCTGAACATGCCGCAGCAGTTCCGCCTGAGCCAGATGAGCGATGGCCAGATCAAGAACGCGATTGCCGAGTATCAGAAGGTGATCCCGCTGCAGCGCAAGTTCATGGAGGATCGGCTGGCCGCTCACAACCAGGAGCTGGCGAACAAGTCCGCGCTGGATACCGGCAACAAGTGGCGTGGCGCCACCGCTCAGCAGCTGGCCCAGCTGCAACAAGAGCGCGATCTGGTCGGTGCATCGATGCAGGCGCGCAAGCTCTACGCGGCACAGCTGAAGATTGAGCAGGACTTGCGTTCGGCCATCTCCGCCGCGGCCAACAAGGTCAATCTGACGGACCAGGAGTTCATCGCTCAATACCCGCAGGTCGTAGAGCAGCTCCGCCAGGGGGCGAAAGTCCGGATGGAGCAGGAAATCCCAGCCATCCAGCAAGAGATTGAGCTGCAGCAGCGGTGGTCCACTGGCTGGACGGATGCCTGGGCATCGTATCAGGATGCTGCCAACAACAACGCACGGGCCGCCAGCGCCGTCTTTAACTCCATGACACACAGTATGGAGTCCGCACTCGCCCAGTTCTTCGAGACCGGCAAGCTGGGCTGGAAGAGCTTTGCCGCGGCGATTCTGCAGGAGATTGAAAAAATCATGGTGGCGAAGGCCGCCGCCGGCCTGTTGACGCAGGCCGTGGGCTTCATCTCTGGCATGGTGCCGACGCAGGCTGCGGCGCCGGTTGAGGTCGGCACGCCGACTTGGACTGCTCAGGCGGATGGTGGCGCATGGTCTCGCGGGGTGCAGTTTTTCGCAAATGGCGGGGTATTCGACCGACCTACCGGGTTCGCGCACGCCGGCGGCTTGGGCGTGCTGGGCGAGGCTGGGCCGGAGGCAGTCATGCCGCTGACGCGCGGCTCCGATGGCCGGCTGGGCGTGCGAGCATCAGGAGGCTCGGGCGGCGGGGATGTGGTGATCAACCAGACTGTGATTTATCAGGATGCGGGCGGAAAACAGACGCAAGGCGATGCCGCGGGTAGCACGATGATGGCAGGCATGGCTGAGGCGATGAAGGGGCTGGTCAAGCAGGGCATTGCTGCCGAGCTGCGGCAGGGCGGCATGCTATATAACGCGAGGAACGCATAGTGGCGGACACATTCACCTGGACGCCATCGGTGAACATGGAGACCGAAACCGCGCCGGCTGTGACGGTCTCCAAGTTTGGCGACGGCTACAGCCAGCGGGTGCCGGCAGGGATCAACAACCTGGCCGATACCTTTACGCTGGCATTCAATAACCGGTCACCGGCTGAGATTGCGGCGATTGATGCTTTTCTGACAAAGCAGCGTGGCGTGTCTTGGTTTTGGTTCACTGGCGCGGATGGTAATAAGGTCAAAGTTGTTTGCCAGAAACCTTGGAAACGAACGGATCCGGTGGCGGGAGTAGTTACACTTATTTGCACTTTTGATCAGGTGTTCGATATTTGACTGAATAAGGCATGCGGAACATGCAATGGACAATGGTCAAGGCATACCAGTTAGAGATCGGCAAAGCGAGAAACTGATACGCGCAAGCCTTTGGCTTGTGGGTGCTTTTGCAGTGTTGGTCATTGTTTGGATAGTTGCCGAAGTTTGCTGGATTATTTATGCGGCTGTTAGAGGCGTACCAGCATGTGGTGCTGATGCGTATTGGGTCGTGATAATTCAGGAAAGCTCCAGCTTGTTCAAAAGGAGCTTGGGCTTGCTTGGTGGTTTGGCTGTTATGTTTTCAGGTGTTGCGACATCGTTTGCCGTTGCGAAACGCCAAGAAGGGATGTACAAAACAGCAGCAGGAAATGACCTTGATAATTTAATAAAACTAGAGTCAGCTGGCTTTAAGGCGACATTGATTACGGCTTCTCCGGGTTTGTTTGCACTGGTCTGTGGTGCCTTTGTTATTTGTTTTGTAATTGCATCCAAGGACCAAAGCGGAGGGTATAGTGCGGCTGGTTTTGTCGTTGATGAGGAAGGCACTCCGTATTGCGTAGTGCCTTCCTTGAAAAAGGACAAAGCATGAGAGTTAATATTTCTCAAGCTAAGTTTTTTTCTGCTTGCATCGTTGTTGGTATACTAATGCTTGTAAGCGAAGCACATGGTGATTCGGCAGAGGATGCAATAGTTAAATTTTGCGCAAATGGTACTGCGGCATCGTGCAGGTATAAAGTGCGCCCAAGAAAAGACAGGCAGGCATCAGCATCGGTGTCATGGAGTTTTGCAGATTTGTATAGTGAAAGTAATATGAGAAGAGTAATTGATAATTTCAATTTTGGCTCAGTTGGTGATTCCAAGTCTATGAAATCAAATGTGGGCAATGGGAAGTATGGAATCGACCCTAAGGTAATAGAGAAGTTGAAGAATCATTAATTGGGAACTTCTATGTAGCGGAGTGTTGGGATGCAAATCCAGCAAGACGTCCAAGGCTTCACCCTTGATGCAAGGGTGGAGCTTTTCCAATTTGCGCCGCCGCCGGGAACGCAATATCCCGTGCAGTACTTCACGCCGGCCGGCACGGATGCCAATACCAACCCGATCAGCTTCATGGGGCAGCAGTATCAGCCGTGGGCAATCCAGGCTAATGGGTTTGAAAAGTCCGTCCAGGGCAGCGCGCCGCGGCCCACGCTTTCCATCTCGAATGCGGTGATGGGCGCCAATGGCCCGATTTACGGCATCTTCACCCAGCTGGTACGCCAGTTCAAAGGCCTGGCCGGCTGGACGGTGACGCGCATGGTCACCTACGCCAAGTTTCTGGACGGCGGCGCGCTGGCGTTGTCGCCAGAGTTCCACCAGCAAGAGATCTGGTTTGTGAACCGGCGAACGCAGGATGACGGCACGGTGCTGCAGTTTGAGCTCGTGAGCGCGCTGGATCTGGAGGGCAAGACCGTGCCGAACACTATGGCCAGCGTCTACTGCCCAGCTCAGACGCAGTATCGGAGCGCCGCGTGCGGCTATGCTGGCGCCGCCATGTTCGACGTCGACGGGAAGCCGACGAGCGATCCAAACAAAGATGCGTGTGGCAAGCGCTACAGTGACTGCCAGTGCCGGGGGAACCAGACGAACTACCCCGGGCTGCTCGGTCTGCGGCGCTACGGTTGATTCCAGCGTTTCTTGCAGGGAGAGTGGGATATGCAGGAGATTGATAAGCCGGACGTGAAGAGCATTGGCGCCCGGCCAGACTCGGCGGATGTTGACCGCCTTGTGAGTAAGTTATTTGAACGCCTTCTTGAGCTTGGCCGTGATGTCAGCCTTGATCTGCTTTTTGGCCACCTCCAGCACATCCTTGTATCGACCAACTTGGCTGCCGCAGCTGCTGCAGACAACCATCTGGCGATCACCGTCGATGTGACTGCGATCATAGACCAGCTTCGTGTTGCACTTCTTACACCTCAAGATAACCGTGGATGTGCTCATGGAGTTCATTCCTGATTTTCGCCAACCTTGGCCAGGATATGGTAGGGCAGTAATGACAATAATTCGAATGGAATAGTGGTGATATTCCATTGCCAACCCGCCTCGGCGGGTTTCTTCGTTTCTGGAGCCGTGATGATCAACGAAATACTTTACCTGGCGGAGTTGGCACACCCGCAAGAGGCCTGCGGCGTGCTGCTGGACACCGGGCGCGTCTACCCGTGCCGGAACATCGCCGGTAACCCGCGCGCGCAGTTTGAGCTCGATCCGGTGGACTATGCCGCCGCCGAGCGGCTAGGCCGTATCGTCGGCATCTGGCACAGCCACCCCGATGACACCGCCGACCCGTCACTGGTTGATCGTGTGATGTGCGAGCGGACGGGACTGCCCTGGCACATCGTCAGCTGGCCAAACGGCGAGTACACACTGACCGAGCCCAATGGCTGGCGGGCACCCTACGAAGGCCGGCCCTTCTGCTGGGGTGTGTTCGACTGCTTCAGCCTGGCGCAGGACTGGCACCGGCGCGAAACCGGCATCAAGTTGCCGCGCGCTGAGGCCCGAGAGGACTTCTGGCGCCGCGGCGAGAATCCGTTTGCAGCCTGGCTGGCCTCGGCGCCGGTGGATGTCGTGACTGACGAAATCCAGCGCGGCGACCTGATTTTCATGATGTGCGAGGCAGAAGTGATCAACCACGTTGCGGTCTACATCGGCGACAGCCGAATCCTTCATCAGCTCTACAACCAGCCCAGTCAGGTCAGCATCTACGGCGGCTGGTGGCAGCGCTGCACCGTAACCGTTGTGAGGCCACGCCATGAGTGAAAAACGCACCGTCCGCCTGGGCGGCGAGCTGGGCGAGAAGTTCGTGAAGGAGTTTGCCGCCTACGTGGACAGCGTGGCAGAGGCCATCCGCATGTTGGAGGCCAATTGGCCAGGATTTGCGCAGCATCTGCGCGAGAGCGATCCGGAGAAGGTGGGATACCGGGTAACGGTCGCAGATCGGGAAGTCGAGGAAGACGAGATTGTGCTGGTGAGCCGGGGCGACATCCTCATCATGCCGGTGATCGGTGGGGCAAGTGCGGGGTTAAGGATAGTTGCGGGAGCTGCAATTATTGCCCTGGCGTGGTGGAACCCTCTTGGCTGGAGTGCCGCCGCCGTAACAGCGGGCTACGGCGTTGGCGCCAGCATGATGATAGGAGGGGCAATCCAGCTCCTTACCCCGATGCCCAAGCAGCCCGATTGGCAGGTTAAGGAAGGCCGGCCGAACTACTGGTTCAACGGCGCGCAGCAAACCAGCGCCCAGGGCCTGCCGATTCCGATCGGCACCGGCACCATGCTGATAGGCGGCACGGTTATTTCCGCCGGCGTCAGCGTCGAGGACATCGGCACCGGGTCGCTGCCCACCAATTCACCCGTACTCGTATAGCCCGCCCGCGCGGGCGTTCTTGTTCTTGGAGTATCCATGTCCACACGATATACCATCATTGGCGCCAAGGGCGGCGGCGGTGGCAGCCAACACACCCCGGTAGAGTCGCCCGACACCGCGCAGTCGATCAGCTACGGCCGCATGATGGTACTGCTGGGCCATGGGGAAACCGGCGGCCCGGCCGATCCGGCCAATCCGCTGAAATGCATCTATCTGGATGACACACCTGTCCAGAACCCTGACGGCTCGTTCAACTTCCAGAACATGCAGGTTTCGTATCGCACGGGCACCCAAACGCAGCAAGCGATTCCGGGGTTTCCGGCGGTCGAAACCGAGATCGGCGTGGGCCTGGAGGTGAAGGCGGCGAACCCGATCACGCAGACGGTCGCCGATGTGAACGCCACCGCCATCCGGGTGACGGTATCGCTGCCGGCCGGCCTGCGCTCCACCGATCCGAAAACCGGCGACACCTCTGGCGCATCTGTGCAGTACGCCATCGATCTGGCCCCGACGAATGGCAAATTTGCTCAAGCTGCCATTGTCACCATTTCCGACAAGACTGCCGCCAACTATCAGCGCAGCACTCGACTGCCGCTGACCGGCGCCGGCCCGTGGCTCGTCCGCGTTCGCCGGATCACGCCTGACAGCACGACGCAGTATCTGGCCAACCAGACCGTCTTCACCTCCTTCACCAGCATCATCGATGCCCAGCTGCGCTACCCGAATCTGTCTGTGCTCGCGCTGAAGTTCGACGCGCGCCAGTTCAGCCGGATGCCGGCGGTGTCGGTGCTGTGGCGGCAGCTGAAGTGCCAAGTCCCCAGCAACTACGATCCGGTGGCGCGTACCTACACAGGGCCATGGGATGGCAGCTTCAAGCCGGCGGTGACCAGTAATCCTGTCTGGTATCTGTGGACCTACTGCACGGATAACCGATTCGGCATCAACATTCCGGCCGCCAACATGGACCGATGGGGGATGTACGCCATCGCGCAGTGGTGCGACCAGTTGGTCCCCGATGGGTACGGTGGGTTCGAGCCGCGGTTCCAGTTCCACAATTTCCAGCAGGACACGCAAGATGCCTGGAAAGTTGTTTCCGACATCGTGAGCAGCTTCTGCGGCCAGGCCTACTGGTCGGCTGGCGGTATTCGGATTGTCGCAGACATGCCCGGCAAGCAGCCGGTCAAGCACTTCAACGCCACCAATGTCATTGACGGCAAATTCACCTATTCGTCTACCCCGAAAAACGGGCGCTTCACTGCGGCTGCCGTGGCGTGGACGGACCCGAGCGACCGCTATCGGCGCGCGGTGGAGTACGCCGAACACGGCCAGGGGCTGCTGACCTATGGGCTACAGCAGACCTCAGCGGTGGCGATGGGCGCGGTTACACGCGGCCAGGCGCGCCGCTGCGGCCGGTACATCTTGGAGACGGCGCAACGGTGCACCGAGATGGTGACGTTCAAAGCAGCGGCCTACGGCGCTGACCTCCAGCCCGGTGACCTGTTCGCGACGTCCGACTTCCACGTCGCCGGCGCGCGGATGGGCGGTCGGGTGGTGTCGGTCGTCGGCACCGCAGTCAAATTGGATGCGCCGGTCACGCTGCAATCGGGTGTGACCTACACGCTGGAGGTGACTGGGCCGGATGGCGTGCCGGTTCGCCGCGGTGTAGTCGCGCCGCCGAGCACGACCGACACCCTTAGCATCGTTTCGCCGTACCCGGCCCAGCCGGTTGCCGGCGCCACCTGGGTCTTGATCGCGACCAATCTGCAGCCGGACCTGTGGACCTGCGTTTCCATCAAGTCGGTGGACAATGGCGAGTTCGAAATCTCAGGCCTGCAGTACGACCCGAATAAGTGGGCCGCCATCGAGACCGGCCTTCGCTTCGACCCGGCACCGACGAGCAATCTGCCAGACCCCGGCGCGATGCCGCCCGTCCTGGCGGTTCAACTGCAGGAGCAGCCCAGCCTGGCACCGGACGGCAGCCGGAAGGTCAAACTGCTGGTGGACTGGCCGGCGGTCGTGCATCCGTATTTGCGTAGCTATCGGGTGACCTACCGGCAAAATGGCGGGAACTGGGTTGCCCTGCCTGATCAGGTCAGCAACCACGCCGAAATCTTGGACGTAGTGCCTGGCAGCTACGATGTCCGGGTGTCGACGGTATCGGTAACCGGTGTCGTCAGCATCCCCGTCACCGGCAACCAGCAGACGCGGGGGCAGGTGGCTGCGCCGCCGGCGCCGACGCTGGCGGCTGTGGGCGGGGCGATGAAGATTGACCTCTCGTGGACGTATCCAGCAGGGAGGCCGGACATTGCCAGGGCTGAGCTTTTCTACAGCACCACATCCGGTGACTCGAACCCATCCAAACTTGCCGACGTGGCTTTCCCGACCTCTACGTTCAGTTGGCAAGGCCTTCAGCTTGGGGTGACCTATTACTTCTGGCTGCGCGTATACGACACCTGGGGGAACCCAAGTGCCTTTGCTCAGGCTCTGGCGCAAACAGTCAAAGACCCGGGCGTATTGCTGGATCAGCTCAAGGACAGCATCACGTCCGCACAGCTGCAGGAGTCGCTGCGCACGCCAATCGAGCAAGCGGTGGGCGTCCAGGGGAGTGTGAACTCGCTGATTCAGGCGCAGATGCAGCAGATGCTGACTGCGGAAGAGATCCGCAGCACGCAGGGCAATCACTACGCGTTCGCCAAACGCCAGCTCAGCACTCTGGGCGACAGTTTGAGGCAAGAAGCGAACGAGAGGCTGTTGCTGGCCGCCCGGGTTGATGCCGCCGCTGCCGGCATCGTCGAGGAGTCCAGGGCGCGCGCCGCCGCTGACTCGGCGCTGACGGAGCGGGTTGGGACGATGCAGACCACTGTTAACGGCAATACGGCATCACTACAGGAGGTCAGCAGGACAGTAGACGGAATGACTGCCGAGAAGATCATCAAGCTGAATTCGGCCGGGAAAATCGCCGGCATCGGCTTGAGGACCGATCCGAACGGCAGCGCGGTGGATTTTCTCTGTGATCGGCTGGTGGTGTCGCAGCCAGATGGCAACGGCTCGCGCCAGGTGTTCATCGTCGCCAGCATCAATGGGCGGCCGGCGCTGGCGATCGCCGGCGACATGCTCTCCGACGGCTCGATCATCGGTCGGAGGGTCATTGCCGATGGTTCGATCGACGCCGCGCAGATCAACACCCGCGGACTGACGATTCGAGACGCCAACGGCAATGTTGTAGTCGACATGACGGGAATAGGTGCGGCGTACATCAAAGGGAAGCTCAGCGTCGGCCAGATCGACACCGAGAGCCTGCGGATTACGCGGAACGGCAATGTCGTGGTCGACGCCAACGGGCTGGACGCGACCTATATCCGCAATCTGATGGTCGATACGTTTCAGATCAAAGGGGAGGCGGTCAGCAAGAATGATACGCGGACGGTTACGGTGAATGGGTGGCAGAGCGGCTGGAATTTTTCATTCCCGTTCTACTGCAGTGACCGGGGCACGCTGCTCGCGTTCGGTGACGCTCCGTTCCAGTCGGTCAATCTGCAGGCCCGTGGTCGAGGAACGGGCATTGGTAACGGCAGCGGAGTGTTGGTGCTGGATGTATCGGCCGGTGAGACTGTTACAGTTGGCGTTTCGACTGTTGGCGGGTTTTCTGCTTTTGGCCAGGTGAGGTACGGTGCCGTGCTGTTCCGGCGATAGAGGGGGCGAGATGGACAAAATCAACATCATTGAGTACGACGACGCCGGCCGCATCTTGCAAACCGGTGTCGCATCGCGGGAGAACGTCGAGGTCGAGTTCGTGCTTGGCAAATTGCTGCTGCAGGGCGAGGCCGATCCGTTGACTCAGTATGTCGCCGATGGCGCCGTCGCGCCGCGGCCGGTGAACCCGGCCCGTCTGGACGGCATGGTGCTGCGCGACCTGCCGGTGCCCTGCATGCTGGTGGTGGACGGCACGTCATACGACTGCGACGACGCCGAATGCGAGCTGTCGTTTGCACTACCGGGGCTGCACCACGTCCAGGTCGAGGCATGGCCGGCGCAGTCCGCAACGTTCGAGGTAGCGACATGAAAATCCATCACCACGGCGATCATCGAGCCGCGCGCAAATCGCAGTACCCACCGCTGGGTGACCAGTGGGACGTGCTGTGGCGCTGGGTTGCCAGCCTGCCGCCTGAGCTGCTCAACGACGAGATGCGGCAGATGCTGGATCGAATCCGGGCCGTAAAATCAAATTTCCCGAAGCCCCGCCCGACACCATCCGGCGGGGCTGATTCATTGGAGGGGGAGGAAAATGGCAGATGATTGGGCAGGGCTGTCGGCACAGCTGGGGAAAATGCAACAGGCGTGGTATGTCGCAGCGCGCAGTTACTGGAGCGTTTTCGACGAGACATCAGACGTTGCGACAATTATCGCGGAGGATGGCACTGCAAAGCAGGTTCCGAGCTGGGTTGGAATGAAACGGCGCATTGACTCTATTGCGTCGTATCAGAATGCAGCAGTATTTGAAATTCCTGGAGGATTTTCCGCGGGCGGGAAAATACGGACAGGGGCAATTAACGCAACGTCTGGGACCGGAGACGCCGCAGCATTAGAGGTACGCAACGCTGATATAAACAGTATTGGCGATGGCGGAATGGCATCGATTCTATTTAATTGCCAGGGGCATTATTCAGCGAAATTGGGCATGCGCCACGATGGCACGTTTGGTTATGGTGGCTCTAGTGCTGAATCGTGGCGGTGGTATGTATTTGCGCAAACGGGAAATATGATTGCCGCCGGCAGCATTACCGGGTTATCCGACATTCGCCTGAAAACAAATATTCGCCGTATTCCTAATGCGTTGGAGAAGGTGCATTGGCTAGATGGTTGCACTTTCGATCGGCTCGACAACAAGATTCGGCAGGCAGGGTTGATCGCGCAGCAGGTGCTGGCCGTGTTGCCGGAGGCAGTGGTTGAGGGCGCAGACGACGACAAAACGCTGTCGGTTGCATACGGAAACGTGAGTGCGCTGCTTGTTGAGGCAATCAAAGAACTCAGCATGCAGGTCGATTTTCTTTCCAATCGGATCAATGAACTGGAGGAGCGTCAATGACGGTCTTGCTGATTGGACTTGTGATCCTCCAGCAGCTGCTGGACATCGCCAGCACCTGGTACGCGCTGCGCACCGGCATCGGCCGCGAGGCCAATGGCTGGCTCGCGCGCGTGATGGGCCGCGTCGGCGTGCTGCCCGCGCTGCTGCTGACCAAGTTGGCGCTGCTGGCGGCGTGCTGGTGGCTGCGACCGCCATGGCCAGCCTATGCCCTGCTCGCGGCGATATACACCGCGGTGCTGATCAACAACGCGAGAGCGATTCACCAGGGCCGGCAAAACCGGCCCTGATTCATTTCATGGAGGCAATATGCTGAAAAAACTGCACGACTACCGAATCTACGTCCTCATTCTGCCGGCAGTGGTGGCGCTGTACTGGATCGACTCCGTCATCGCACAAACGTGGCTGCAGCTCGGCCTGGCTCTGCCGGTGCTGGTTGGTGTGGCGTTGCTGCTTCGCAAGGCGTTGTTCCATGTTGACGTGTCTGAGGCTGCGGACATTGCCTTGCACGCGCCCACAGGCGCCGCGCTGGTGGTGCTGGCCGACCGTCTGTTCATGGCTGCCGTGGTAATTGGCGGTGTGCTGTGGCTGCGGGGCTG